AGGTTGTGGCATAGCACCCCCGAATAGCCGATAAGTATTAATGTTAGTGTTGTATAATTCATCGTATAAATATTTTTAGTTTACCAAGATTTCATTTTACCGATTAGCCAAAAGTTCCCTGCGTTGCCTACATCCTCTTGCGCCCAATCACATTGTCCAAAAGAATAGCCCCAATTCATCATAAAGGTTAACCCATTAGGCGGCGTTGCCCCTGTGATATAATTACCGCTACCATCTTTAAAATATATCCGTACCCATGTTTTGCTTTGCACTTGTGGGCAAACTATATAGGGTTTTGATGGGTTATCTATATGCGTACTTGCAACGGGGTAGCCTATCGCCTTGAATTGAGGGTCTGTCTTTACATCAACATATAATCTACCCTGCCCGTCTGAATTGCTTGTAACAGGTAACGGATTGCTTGTATTGGGGTTTGACAGTATGTTAAATGGCGCATCAAATACTTGCTGTTTTTGCCATGTATTACTTGCACTATCATAACTAATAACAGACTGCAAAGCCATTATCTTACTTAACGTAAGTACTGCACTATCCTTATATACCCTTGCGCCTATCATATACCCACCACGCCCGTAATATTGTACATGGTCTGTTGTTATAGCGTCACGCCCCATCGTTTCATCTACACCGCATACTATTGACATAATGCGCTTTACGGGCGTTTTAAAGTATAACACCAACTGATAGCCGTTAGTATTCGGCATACGAGTAGTATCAAAGCCAGTTTGGTCGTGGTCGCCACCATCTACTATATAATTCCAATGGTTGACGCCCGATACCCTGTACGGAGCTACCACACAAGCCATATCAATCAGGCTGTCATCTTTTTTATATTTCTTAATAGCCAATATACTATCCATAAATTGAGATAACATAACCTTTGTACAGCTATCTAACGGATTACAACAAACAGGCTGCGCCTGTGCGAATAATGGTGATAGTAATAATGCTAATAGTAGTTTTTTCATATTGTGTTTTGCTATGTGTTTTTTATTAATAACCGCCTATGATATATCCGTTTGTACCATCCCATTGAATAGCTACTGCTTTATATTGCGATGCTAATGGGGTTACCGTTGCTGCACCATCTATGTTACCGCTATTCATTTTTACCGTTACGGTATTGCCCGAAGCATCAACCCTTTTGATATAGGTAATTTGCCCTGCGTATGTAGGTATAATGGTTAGTGTCAACCCACCTGATGTAGCATCTACATAACGTGTAGTAAAATTGTAAGTAAGGTTTATGTTCGATGTACCTGTTATGGCAGTAGCGTTTATAGATGGTTCGTCATCTAATATTCTCCACTTGCTTTTATAGAAAAACAGGTTTGTGCCATCGCTTGCTAAGTCGCCATCTTGTATGCCAGTAGAATTTAACCCACTTGCCATATCTACTTGCAAGAACCCTTTGTTTTGAAGGGCTAACCTGCGCCATGCACTACCTGCCCCCATCTCGTACCACTCCCAGAACGTAGTGCCATTGTATTGAAATCTCCACACATAACCGCCCGTTTGTAAATTGAATTTGCAATAACCTGTACTGCTGCTATTGTCAATTGTAAAAGCACCTGAACCGCCCCATTTTGCTTGTACGGTATTGCTGAATAATATACCATTGCTTGATACTGTGCCACCTGTGCTGCCGATCAAAGTAGTTGTGCCACTCGGCAATGTAGCGTTAGTAGTAGCTGTTGTGGTTAGCGTTAAAGCATTTGCACCCGATGTAGTAAATGATGATGCGGTACTGATATTACCGCCCAATGTGATTGTTTTGCCGCTATTAGCTACGCCTGTACCCCCGTATAACCCAGAAACTACCGTACCATTCCAAGTACCTGTCGTTACTGTGCCTAATGTAGTAATTTTCGTATTACCTACAAAGCCCACCTTCTGAATAGTGCCACTTGAATTGGTTGTTAATACCGTATCGCTTGTAGATTGGTTTTTCAATAAATCAAAATTAGTAGGTGCGTATATTGTTAAGTTTTGACCGCCACCTGCCCCCGCAATGAATATGTCCTGATGTGATGTGTTGTGTAAATGCAACCCTGCACTCGTGTTTGGCTCTAATGTATCAGTATTTACTCTGCCTGTTTTCATGCTCCTGCTACCTAAGTCCACATTAGACGTAGCTCCCGTATATGGCACATATCCTGACAAATCGGGTGACTGGTTGGATAGCTTTACCCATGCCTTACCATTATGGTAATATATATTACTATCACTTGCAACCGTTACCCTGCCTACATTTCGCTGTGATGTAAATGTAGCCGTTGTATCTCGTTTAGGTACAGCCAACATACTATCACTAACAAATGCGCCCCTGTTTAGTACGGTAGTTGTAATGCCGCCTAAATAGGTTGTCTGTGCCGTTGCGCCAAAACTAATAAATAAAATTATAGCTATTAAGTACCTCATCCGTTATAAATTATGTCAAGTATTATAGAGCTTACACCGCCCAAATTAGTAAAGTCAAGTGTACCAGTAGTGGCGTTGAATGTCCACCCCGCATATCCTGATATGTTTTCGTTTACTTCGCTGCCACCTAAGAATACGCCCAATATAGTTACTGATTTCAGCAAATCATCTTGTACGGTGTTCCCGTTGGGTTTATCCGTACCAATTCGGAATGATAGTCTTTTAGCAGTTGGCATTTGTTCTACGTTAGAAGTTAGCTGATTAGTGGCGTATGTATTGTTAAGATTATATACAATTCTATTCGTTATTAACGTATTATCGTATACAAATATAATGTTATTGGGTGGATTATATATAGGGTTACGCAAATTATTTTCTTGCATAAATTTACCTAACAGGTTTAAACTGCCGTAGGTATTCAGGCAAATATCTAATATATTCTGATTGCTATATGTATTATATTCTAATTGCATTTGGATATACCTTTAACTGCTTATCCTCAAATTTAATAACTGGCAATGGGTTAACCCTGTACCCATCAACCACAAGCTGCGTTTGGATATTTCGGGCTAATGTCTGAAAATTAGCCGAGCTATTAACGTATGATGAAATACCCACACCATCGGCAGGGTATTGTTTCCACCACCCTGGAAACGCTGTAATGGTATCTTGTACGTGTTGTGTATCGGATAAGCCTATTACAAAGTCGCCCAATGCAAAGGTAAGGTCACCCGTTCCGTATGCGTTTCCTGTGCCATCACCTAACATTATATCATAAGCTGCTGCCATGTGTTATATTTGTATTTTCTAAGTCCGATTTTGTAGTAGTAGTTAATTGTTGTGCAAACCATGTAGCTGCTGCCGCTTTTAGTGCCGCCCCTCCGTCATTAGCTACGGGGGCCCATCCGCTAAATACCGTTTTTAGGGTATTTATATCTTGCTCAATAGTGTTTATCTTACTCACTAAATCTTCAATCTTTATAAGCCCCCCTAAAGAACCGTCATTTAGTTTTATACTATCTGATGTTACCTCTATACCACTATCCCCAACAATGCAAATAACCTTATCTAATTGGCTGTACAGGGCTATATATGGCGTTGTCATCTTGCTATATATAATCACTACCTGACTGCCTACCGTAGGAATTAACAGCATACCATCGTTAATCCCTGCCATCAGATGTACATCTTTTATCTCCATATCTGAATTAACCGTAGCTACTACGCATGTGCGCTTAGATGTGTCAACGCTTACCACCTCACACAATATAGCATTCAGGTTATCTTTCTGATATGTGCCTGCAAGTTGCTGAATAGCCACCCCTAATTGATAGTCTGTACTCATGCCGTTTTAAAATCAATGGTTATCTCTTGCCTTAATCCGTTAACACCGCCCGAATATACAACTTTTTTAACTTTGTAAGTATTTTGCATCTCATTCAATACAGGGTTAATAATCTTTATATTATCTCCATGCTGTACGAACGGATAACCGAATACGGTAATACTACCTCTAAAACCTGTGTAATAGTACTTTTTAAGCCTTTCTTTGCCGTCTGCTATCATTACATCTCTACTAGTATTCGGCAAGTAATTAAATGTCCTACGTTCGCCTTCTACTGCTTCTGGTGCTTTACCGTTTACCACATCTTCAACCCTAAACTCATTATTCTTATAATAAATTAATATTTGTTTGCCTTTCTGCCTTGTTTTGGCTGCACCATCTTTTGTAGTACCATTTTGCTCGGTTTCTGTATATTTCAATAACGCACTTAATACAACATCTTCCTTACGTTTGTATTCCAAGTCGTTTTCAATAATGTTCTTTTGAAATTCAAACGTGTGCGTCTTAGCTTCGCTTTCTACATATACAGGATATCCAACACGTAACTCACGACCTCTGATATAGCTATACAGGTTTGCTTCCTTGCGTAGCTTATCCAGTACTTGTGATACGCTTAATCCCGTACTATCAAAATATCCTACATCATACGTTATGCCAATGTTAGATGTTACATTTAATGTAATATCCGTACCGCTTAACATCTCGGTAAGCATTTGGTTAATCGTGTAGCCTTTCCATATCTTTTGAACCGCAGGCAGTTGTTTTAACTTCCAAGAGTAATCCTCACATTTGATAACGAAGGGTTTATTAGGCGTAATGCCACTCACAAAGCCATCAAACCATAGTGAAGTGCTGTTTTGCCATACCCCTAATTTATCCCTATATTTATACCCTGCATATATCTGTATGGCATCGCCCTTAAGTATCAAAGGGGTATCGTTATTAAAACCGCCTACGTTAAACGTGGTATCGTATAATGACACATCGCCATTGTTTTTATTCTTTACTATTATCTTACGAGGCATAGTAATTTTGGCAGTAGTGGTTAAATCTTCCCAACTGCTCTCAATACCAAAGCTATTACAGAAATTAAATGTTAACTCTGAATTTCGCCCTACGCTTTGCTGCGTTATTACTACTATGTTCTTTATCTCTAACATTACATTATAACGTAGTCTATTGTGGTATCACTTAATAATGTTATGGCAAACGGTTGAATGCTATTACTGCCCTCAACTTGTGGTAATGAATAATCAGCAACTACCACACTTTTAATATTAAAGAATGTCAAAAACTTAGATGTTACGTTTATAGGTACAGGGGCTGTCAAAACACCGATTAATGTCTTTACGTTCACTTCGGGATATTCCCCGTTATCGCCTGTAATTAATCCTTGTACTGTTATCCTGTAATCATCTAATCCTATATATTCTTTAATCGTACCATCTCGCCCAGATATTTGAGTAGTGACAATGTTCTTAGCCTGTTCAACTGTTATCAGCACCGTATCAAATGTAATGCCGTCTACTTGTATAGTATTATTAGCATCATCAGTATATGAGCCTTCATCAAATGAAAAATCAGAATAAACGGGGGTATTTAGCTTACTAACAGCGATAGCACTATCCGCAGATATGCTCTGCGGTATAGTACCTCGATAAGGGGTAATAGCGGATATGATAACATTGTTAGGATTAGGTACTACTATTCCGTTATTCGTTATTACAATGGGTGGTTGTGGTATAGTTGGGCGTATACTCATTATTGACCTCCTATTATTTGAGCATCGTTAACAGCATCTATTAACGTGCGTGTAATCATTTCTTTTATCTTGGCAGGGCTTTCGTTTATAGTTGTAGTCATTACCTTAAAATCATTAACCAATGATTTAATATCTATGTTTATGGTATATACTTTTTGACCTGTTACTTTAGATGTACCTGCAGATGTGCCTTTAGCCGCCCCCATTGTTTCGCCTGATGCTTCAAATGGTTTTGCTGTTTTTGGTTTTGCCGCTAGCTTTACATACGGGCTTTTCTTTTCATCTTCTGCAAAACTATGCAGCCCGTCTTTCCAACCTTTATCGAATGCCGTTGCTGCGCTTTCACCAAATTTATTATATGCCGATACAGCCTGATTAAGCCCTTTTTGTATCTGGTCCTTATCTAATGTAAATACGCCTGCTATGACATTTGCCAAGCCTGTAAAAACACCGATAACAAAGTCTTTAATAAACCCTACCAAACCCTTCATCACTTCCCAAGCACCCATAACAGCACCCCTAAACCCTGCAAAGTGTTTCCATGCGTACACTACCCCTGCCGTTAGTGCCGTAAGGGCTAATATAACAACCCCAATCGGATTGGCTGCTAATGCCGCATTAAACAACCATTGTATGGCCGTTGCCGTTTGCACCACTAAATTATATGCCGCTGTTGCTATTGTAGCCCCGTATATATATCCTGTATATAATAACAAACCCGATGCAACTACTGTAATTACATCGCCGTTTTCTTTTATCCAGTTCTTAGTAGTTATCAGCATGTCGACAAAACCACGAAATGCCGTAACGGTAAACTCAATGGCGGGCATTAATACCGTAAGAAAATCTACTACCAAACCGCCTAAACTCTCCCGTATATCGTTAAACTGATTTTTAAGAACAGTCAAGCCACCAGTACCAACTTTTGCAGCCGCTTCAGCACTACCGCCAAATTCCTTGTTTAACTCGGCAAGTATTAAGGTTTGTGCTTCTGCAAGCCTGCCCGTTTCTGCCAAGTTCTTAATAGTATTCTTTTGCTCTGCGTTGAACGACACACCTACACGCCTAAGGGCATTCATACCCTGTACAGGGTCTTGTAATGCCTTGCCTACCTGTAATGCTGCCCCATTCAAATCAGTACCCATACGAGTAGCTAAATCCTGAATAGCGGGTACGGTCTTGCTGAATACCTCACCGCTAATATTCGTGAACGTAAGCAATACCGCCTGTGCTGATTTCGTTACATCGTCATCAAATAGCGTTACTTTTTGTAATGCCGCTGCCTGTGCCTCTAATGCTTGCTGTGTTAGTCCTACTGCATTACCAGTAGATGCTAATCCCGCTGCCAGTTGTCCCGATGCCTGTTCAGCTTCGTTAAACATGGTAACGCTCTCTGATAAGAAATCAAATATCTTTACCCCTGCAAATGCTGCGGCTGCGCCAACGGCAAAGTTTTTAATGGTACCCTGAAGGCTTGATACCTTATTATCGAAATTGTCAACATTGCGCTCCGCCCTTTTTAACGGGTCGCTAAATAGGTCTTTTAACGAGAGTGTATATGTTACTTTATTATCAGCCATTTTTCAAACCTATTTTTTGTAATACCCAATCCAACTCGTACCACCTCATCCAAAATTCTTCTTCGGTTAATTCTTCAGGGTTCAAATGAAAATAGTAGCGTAAGAGTGCAGATATTTGCCTTTCTTCGCTACTATTAACAATCTGTTTGTATTCTATTTTTTTTTACCGATTACATTTTGCGAAGCCTGAACTAATGTGTTAACGATTGCACACGCACCAAAATAATGATTATCATTGGTTAATATTCGGCTATCGCTATGCTCACGTAGCAAACACACTTCAAGCAATTCTCCTGCCGCACTTGCTAATGATACTACCGCCTTATCAAGATATTTTGTCTTTACCATTCTATCAGGCTCACGCATGAAGCCAGTAATAAACTCATCATCTTCAACAAAACAAATACCGTGAACCTTTACGCCCGATTGCTTGCTTAGTTCTTCAGCTTTTAAATGAACTTCGTTTTCTTTTTGTGTAATTTGTTCTTGTGTTATCATATCTGTATTTAATTATTACCTCTCAATAGTCCCGATTATTAGCGGGACAGTAATCAGTAGCTTGGTATCGCCTTCGCTTGCCGTCATTGGATTTTCCAAGAACTCAACACTACGCAATACTTCAGTAGTAGGCAATACGCCTGCACCTGCAAATACTACGCTGATATCAAAGAATGGAATTTCCAAAGGGTTTCTATTTGGTGATGCTGCGATAATGCGCTTCCAATCATCCAAATATAGCTCAATGCTACCTTCGTATTCTACCCTGCCATATCCACGAGATACAGGCTGTGAGCCTGCCCCGTAGTTGTTTGTTTTCTCTTGCTTGGCATTGTAGTCAATCTTGGTAATCCCGATGAACGGTACACCCAAACCGATTACGGTTATATTTGCCCAAGAATAATTTATACCGTTAATTAATGGTGTTGCCATGTTTTTATTTTATTTTAGATTGCCGCAGCAAATCCAATGTTTACAACTATGTTACGTGCTACGCCTACTGGCACAATCGTAATAGTAACAACCACCTCAGATGTAGCAAGTACATCTTGTGAAGGGTCAATAGTTACGTTATATGCACTCACTTCCGTATCTCTAACCATCTGGTCAAGATTAGGGCGAGCCGATGCAGTCAATATAGCTATTGTGTTATCAGTCATTGTACCGTCAGAGTTCAAAACCAACGGGCTATTAAGTTTAGGCAGTAGTGAAGAATATACACCCCTGATTGCTTTGTCTATCGTTCTATTATTTTCGATATACGCATAATCGCTAGTAGTAGCAATAGCCGTATGGCTATCATTCCACCATGATCCATTAAGACCTACACGCTTAGTAAGGAATATGTAACGATAATTATTCAATGTGCTTAACAATGAACTTGATATACTTGTGTATAAATTACCGTTAGCAAATGCCGCTATTTCACACTCTGTACCATTCGATACATCATACCTTTCAATCCATGCAATACTGTCAGAAACTTTCGATAGACTAACAGTACCAAGCAAAGCACCGATATTAGTAATTGAGAAACCAGAAGTAACATACAAATCAGCACCAAACCCGTTACCATCTTGTGATATGTTTACAGATACAGCTTCGTTAGTAGATGTAGCTAAATTATTTAATGTACTAAGGTCAGATATAGCCTTAATATTCGCAGCGTATACAAATGACAATGGCATATGTAAGGCATCTAATGCTTCTGCCTGAACTTGTAATGCTGTTGTGTCAGACACTACGTTAGCCGCTGTGCGTGCTGCTGTATTATATACCGCAAGCTGACGGATAGAACCGTTAGCGTATGTTTGCATAGTCGCTACTTCGGCAAAGTCATAAGTACTTGGCACAGGGAATACACCCACATACAAATTGCCTTGCGGCTGTATTCTGAAATACTCACTAATATGATAATGCAATGGTGCAAGTTTAGAAGCCGCACCACCCGAAAATTGAGTAAGTGTACCTGCAAAAGCACCTGTCTTTGTTATAGCTATTGGAGTGCCGCTGTTAAGCGCAACGCCTAAGCCTGTTCGTGCTGTTATAGTAAGTGTTGCAGTAGCAAATGAAGCACTAAAACCATGCGTTAAAGTACCTGCATTGATAACCGCAGCCCATGCAGCACCCTGTAAAGCAATCGTGGTATCTGACGATGCTACGGTATATGTACCTAAGTCAACAACTTCAGTACCGCTATTCTTAGTCGGTATTGTTATTGTCGCATTAATAGTATCACCTGTATTGCCCTTCGTAGTGATAAGGTATGTACCAGTAGCGGCTGTTTCATCAGAATAGGTATCAACTATCCCAAGATCTTCAGCACCTTGAATGCTGAATACTTGTTTTACTTTGTTACTTGAATTAAAGCCAGAAGGATAGGCACTTGAGAAATACAACAAGCCTGATATGTAATCTTCGCCTGGTAATGCTCTACCTAAACCGCCCTGACCTTTAACAAAAGTAATATCGTTAAGAGCCATTATTTTTTATTTTTACGACGTGAATTGTCTTGTATTTCTTCTTCAGCAACAACAGGCTTAACAGTACTTAATGCTTCTGCCCTTGTTACTTTCTTAGCCCCTGCGATAGGGTTTATGTAATAGTCGTTATCTATCACATAAACCGCATCAGCATTAGGGTTAACCACTTGAAAAAAGTGCTTTATATTTTCCATTATTGAACTACTCTTGATTGTTCTACCCATTTAGTACCATCAAATACAAGGCACACCACAGCACGACCGTTGCTTGATAGCGTAGCCGTACCTGCTGTAAGTAGATTTGTACCGATGAACTTCACTATCTTACCGCTTGTGCCTGTAACAACCAACTTGATACAATCACCATAGTAAGATGTAGCCGTTGAACCGACCTTAATAGTAGTGCTATCAACCGCAGCCAGAGCGTAATACGCTGTAAACGCATTCGGTTTGATACTTAATGTATCGTTACCTGCCGCATCGGTCAAAGTTGTTTTAGTCAAATACAGCGCACGATATGTACGGTCTTCGTTCTTAGCTGTGCCGAAACGAGGAGATGTAGACTGCGCACTTGCTGCCATCGCAACAAGTACACAGATTATAGTTAATATATTTTTCATTTTACGTTTTATATTTTAAAAGATTAAGCTGTAAAATCAGATGCAACCAAAGTTGTATATAAGAATACTTGATCAGAGAAGCCATACTGAACGTCATATTTCATAAGACCTTTCAGGAAGAATAATTCTGAGTTATTCTGTAAACGCATTAATTGCAATTGGTTATCTTCTGTTGAGTTCATACCTATATACAGGTTAGAACTTGGGTCCATTAAACCTTCACAGAAAAGGATAGTATTATCAGGGAAACCTGCCAAAGGCACAACCTCATAACCTTTATACAGGTTAATACCTTTATCGGTAGTGTTAACACCTTTGTAAGTTTGTGATGTAGTCAAGAATGTATGATAGATTTGCTCAGTTGCAGTTGAAACAAAGAACTTCATACGCTCGTAACGTGATGCACGAGTGATAAGTGCTTTTTTGTTTGCAGCTACACTTGACAACAAAGCATCGAAAGCCTCTGCAATGTTCTTATAAGAGCCAGTTGTTGCACCCGCTGTTAAAGGCAATGGGCTTGCAATTGAATATACTGAGCTGTCATTTACGAATTTCTTCATGAAACCATCGAAAAAACATATTTGACCGTTACCTGAAGAGCCTGGAGTTGCTGTGTAAGCAGTTGAAGCCATCCATATACCTGTTTCGATTTGTTCAAACATACGGTTCAACCCGATTTGTATCATGTAGTTTTCAGCAGTTACAGGCAATTCACGAGCCAACAAAGTTGGGCTAAGTTGCTCAGCCAACCAATGTTGTTCAAAATCACGAGGGTTAAACTCGGTGTACAACATTAAGTCTTGTGGTTCTAATACACGACCGTCGATTGTGTATGTGCCGCTTGATGTTGGTGTAGCTTGGCGTGATTGCAAAGGATTAGAGAAATCCACACGCCCGATTGTGTGCTTCTTCTTGATACCATCCTGAACATATACTGCACCTTTTTGTACAGTGTCCATGCCGAAAGTGGCAGGTAACCAGAAGTAACTTGCGAAGGTACCTGCCCACGAGGTATCATTAATTACTAAAGACATATCTATTTATTGTTTTTTTTGTGTTTATTAATAAGTTGTGCCATCAGGCTTGCCGCACTTGTCGGCATACCGTCTGTTTTGGTTGCGTTTGATGTTTCAATAATTACCGCTGTTTTGTTTACTGCGATACTATCAAGCATTGATTTAGTAGCTTCAAAGTTTGCTATTGCTTGGTTTTTCCAAGTGGCTATAACTTCAGCTTTATTTTCTACCTTGCCCGCTTCAACCGCTTCATTAACAAGTACATCGGCTTGTGCTTCTTTTGCAGTAGCTTCAACTGCTGCATTTTCATTTTCCATTTTAGCAATACGAGCCTTTAAGGCTTCGTTTTCTTCTATTGCAGCTTCGAGGTTATTTTTAACTTCGGCTGCTTTGTTTTCAATAGCTGATATGGCTTCGCAAACGCTATCCTCAGACGCATCTTGTACCAAGCCCAACTTGTTTGTTACTTTTATCATTTTTGTTTTATTTAATGAACTGTTTAGTATCTTATTTGCATAACTCCAAGCATCACGAGCCGACATAGATGATAACCTGCGTTTATTCATATCACCACTTTTAGTTATCTCATCACACATACCATATTGCATACATTCATCAGCATTTAACCAACTTTCCTCACTCATCATGTTACTAACCTCATCGTAAGACTTGCTGCAACGGTTACTTATCATAGTGGTGATGCTGTTAGTAAACGCTTCAAGCCCTCTATCCTCTGTGCCACTTTCTAAATATGGCTTATGCATCATTAGGATAGCATAATCATTCATGTAACGCTTACGACCTGCTAGGAATATCCACCCTGCTGTTGAAGCCGCCACCCCTACGTTGTAGGTATCTACTTTAGTTTTGGTTCTTAGGATAGCATTATAAATATTCATGCCATCCATGACGTTACCGCCTACGCTGTTAATCCAAACTTGAATGCGTTTTTTACCCATACCGTCAAGAGCCAGTAATTCATTAGCGAACTGGTCGCCCAATACGCCTATATTCCCTGCCTCATCTATGCCGATATGCTTGTCTATAAGCATTATCGGCTCATCTGCTAACTCGTCAATAGTATAGTTAAAGTACATTAGTATAAAATTGATACTAATATTTAGGTGATATATAATAGTGGTACTACCTTTTTAGGTATATTTGTAACATGCAAACGGATATAAAAAATATTATGTTAGCCAAGTACAGGCAGCTTGAGGATAGCATTATTTACAACGCTATTGCGGCACACTTAAAACGTGATTTAAATCAGGGTGATGTGGCTGTAATTCGAAAGGTATTCAAATACAAGTCAAAGACGAAATACGCCCTGTATTATGAGGATAAGCACATCGGGGATATTAAGCTATCCAAAACAAGGATAACATTTAAGGGGGTACGGGTTCTATAATGAAGTTTTATGTTAAGTAGGCGCACAACGCTAACGCACATGGCAAACCTACGTTAGACACAATATGCATTATAGATACTCATGGCAAGATCACCACCAAAAATAAAAGGGAGTAGAAACTCCCCTTACGCTATTGTTTACCCCTTATTATATTTTTGTCCGAAAGATATATTTTCAAAGCCTCACACATGACATGTGATTTGCTTTGCCCCGTTTGTCGGGCATAACTATTTAGCCGTTCTTTTAATACAGGGTGTGGGTATGCCTTTTCTACCCTTTGTGCTATTGTCTTCTTATCACTCATATATTATAACCCGTAGATTGTTACCGATACTGTTTTGCTGCCAATCATAACGCCAACATACTCTAACTCAATTCTATATATTTGCGTAGTGGTTATTGAAGATGAATTACCGCCCGATGCATGTAGGTAAACTGCACCATTTTTAGGCTTGGCAATAATATATTGCTCTGAACCTGATACATTCACTACAAGCGTATCACCACTATTTATAGTTACAAATACCGTTTGCTTACAGCCTACTTTTGCGTTGGTTAAGTTAACATCAATTTGTGGCGCAGATGCCGCTGATGATACATAGAATTTCCTGTCAATTCTAAAATCAAATGTATAACTACCTGCATACGATGATAATGTAGAATATGCACCCGTAGCCATAGGTAAGCCCATAAAATTGGCATAATCGGCAATGCCTGAACCACTTGCCCCGCTTTCTATTTCTACCTTCTCAATCTTGTGTACATTGGGTGTGCTGCCATCAGTCATAGTTACAGGGTCTGCCGTTGCGTCCGTAAAATAGGTAGTCTTAATGTTGCATACATAAGTATTACCACCACTCGGCACAGCTGTAGAGCCTTTAGCATCCATTAAGTACACTTTGCCATTGTAATACACGGCACCTGCGCTTACTGTATAGTTTCCACCGCTTATAGTTACCAAACAACCGTATATCACATATACAGTAGTTGAAGGTGTGCCTAACCCTGCCGCATTACCTGATAATATCGCTGCAAATACTTCCTGATAAGCACTTTGTAAATGCGACCATGTGCCTTTTTTGAATGGTTGTAGTGCCGTACTGGTTATAAAGCTATTATCTATTGATTTCATATTAGTATTGTATTATGTCGTATGTTGCCTCAACGGCTATTATATTGTTTACAAATTGTTGTATATTCTCATCGCTTGTATATAAAGACGTAGGTATATTAATAGTGAAATCCACATTTGATGTGTAGTTTATTGTATCACCCACAAAGCCGCTTGACGTATCATATCCTACTGCGCTTGCTTCCGTAGTGTCGCCTGTTACAAATGTTCTTATTGTTGTGTTATTTTTAGTAATATATATATCACTCGTATTTGTCGGCTGCCTGAATGTACCACCAAACCATTTATTCAAAGCATACTCAAATACTAATTTTGTACTGTTGTATTTGATACGCTCATATACGCCTATATAGTTATCTTGTACCTTAATCCACCAGTCGCCATCGGTCAACGCATTTCCTGTGTTGCTTGCTTGCAAACTTTCATATACTGCCCTATCGCTTATAACCCTATCCTGATACCCGTACGTTGTAGCTCCGCTATATGCAGAATAGTTAGAGCCGTTCATAAAGTCCTCAAAGAAATTATCATTAGCCCAAACCATAGGCACAAGCTGTGATTTCATCCAAGCCTCATGCGATGGCAGCCTGTAATTAGGAGGCAGCATTTGTATGGCAAAATCGTTATAGTCTGTGCTGTACATTATTGGGCTATAAATGTTAATGTGTCTGCAAAAGTATCTCCGCTATTATCTTCCTGTATGATATACCCCGCTACCGTTTGCCAGTTACGGGCTATTAATGTATTGTTTTCTACCAATAAATACCTTTCATCGGCTATTGTCGCATCTGCCCTAGCACCTACATTGTTTAATACTACGTCATTAACGCCTGCAACGCCACGTATGACTGTTTCCAAGTCGCTCACCAGTATTACGCCGTTGAATGTCAGATTTGCCATATACGCCTCAATAGCGGCTATTACGTTAGCTTCTATTACTGCGCTGTATTGCCCCTGATAATATACTTGAGCCGCTACGTATAATCTGTCAGGGTCTAAGCTGATAACCTGATAATTTGCGTTTACGTTTCCTATGGTATCTATATAGCTTTGTGCCGCTGCTTTCTCTAATGATGTCAACGCTTCGGGTGTTGTGCCTTTAGCTACCTTTATTTGCACTACGTTATATATCTGCCTGTTAACGCTGCATCGTGTTATGATTTGCATGGTACTATTAACGGTAGGATAATAATATGCAAATGTGCTTGTATTCAATTGCACTATCTGCGGTGTGGTAGCATCATATTGAAAATTGAACATTTGCGCTTGTACCCATGCGGCATTCCCTGCGGGTGCTGCATCTACTATTGCCTGTACGTTATCTTTCTCCAAACCCATTAACTGCTCGAAGGTAGCTTGTGCCGTTGCTACAATATATGCCCACAATCTCCATATAGCCCTACGGCTTGTAGATGTAAGGCTGTTAAGGTCGTTTTCAGCTTCCTTTGCGGCTATAATGTTTTGATATATTTCTTCTATTGAGCGTGCCATTATTTATTTTTTAAGAACGGGTTGGGATTATATCCGCCCGTTAATATTAATGTAGTCGGTGGTGTTGTTTCTATCCAATCGGTACTATCCGCATCATACGGGCTGCCTTTAGTATCTACAAAGCCCGCTTTAAATTCTACGATGTAGTGATATACATTTGTATGCTCATAATCTTGGTACTCCTGATTGTACATCAAGTTGCCAAAATTAGTGGGCTTTATTCCTGTTAAATATTTCTTTACCGCATCTCTATAATCAAATACATTTAAATTCTGGTCTAATGTGCCATCAGCCGCATCTAATTCAACGTGTACAATGTGTATTCGTATAATGTAGTCAGTTTGCGTTATGCCTGCTGATAGATTTAATGTTTCGATTGGTTCAAGCTCTAAAAATGTCGCAGGGCAATTAAATGAATACCCCGAACCATCTACAAGCCTATTCGCATGGTCATTCCATATGGCAATGTAATTGAACTGCCCTGAATTAGTAAGGGCTGTTAGTATATCTTGTATGCCTTGCTTTATCAGGCTTGCCATATCTTGTCTATTGTTTTACTTATCAATTCTTTTTGCTTAGCTCTCAATCTTGCACTATCCCCCATGTATTGCCGCTTTTGTAATGTTATACCATCATTCTGGTTAGCGGCGTATGGCAAATTTACCTCTAATTTTATCATCTGCCAAGTGGCTATTTTCTTACTATTCGATACCGCCCTTCTCAATCTACCTGTGCCTATCAATATAGGTTTACTTCTTCTGCTTAGTCCCTTAGTTTTTGGATACCTATACGCCTTAGTACCTGGTATTCTACGTTGAACCTCTTTCCATTTCTCGCCGTCAAATCCTTGTTCTGTAAAGTTCTTATCAAATTCCTTTTCAGCTTGATTGGCAAGTAATATCGGAAGCTGTCTTTTTAGCTGCTCCATGTTATTGCGCACCCTGTCAAAGTTGAATTTATTATCCATTCAAATGTTCATCAAATTCTAATAATGCCGCTTCGTTAGTGCCGCATAATGACAGCCTAGCCAACAGGTCACCATACTCACCCACGCTTTGACGTTGTATCTCTACAAAGCCCTGCAAATGTCCAAACACTTCAATGTCTTTAGTCAATGCGGCAGATGTTGCAGCCTTGTAATCCTTGCATAATCCATACTCGGTATCAAAAGCCATTTGAAACGCCTCATTAATACTTTTCGGTGTTGGTCCGCTTGGTATAGGTGCTAATCTTGGAGATACGTTTACATCGTTTAAGAAATCTATATGCTTCTGATAATGCTCGCCTTCGCTTGCACTTTCAGCTAAGAAATACTTTTGCGCTCCAAAATATCCTATCTGTTGCATAGCATTAGCCAATGACCGATAAAAATATTGTGCGTACAGTTCTTTGTTTACAAATGTTTCAAGCATAGCTATTAGCTCACTTGATATTAATGGTTGCTTATTCATCTGTGTCTGGTATTGGTAATCCAAAATTGTTCTCCCCTAAGTCTTTAGGCACTAATTGAAAATATGGATGGTCCTCATTAAATATCACTTTATCCTTACCCACATTCCCGATAAATACATCATCCATTTCGTGTACCGTGCTTGGTGGGTTTTGCGTTAACTTAATATCTTCATCTTCCTGTAATACCACACACATACAATTATAATGATTAGGCGGATAATATGTATCCCAAAAACTATCTGTTGCAGGCAATACCGTACCGTCTAAATCTGCACATATCGGACATGCCACTTCGGTAGTACTATACCGTAAGTTAGGAAGCGTATCAATATCATCTGTTATCACTACCCACTTAGCCGCCATTTCTGCCGATGCTAATGTGGTGTTATATTCTGATTTCAGATAATCAAGATTGTAAATATCATATAATGCCATTGCATCTTTCTTAAATTCTGCAAATGACTTTATCGCATCGCCATCCATTAATAAATCAGTCATACCACGCACCTCTACATATGTCTTTGCTGCGCTGAACATATATATGTTATCTCGCAGTTCTTTTAATGTGGCGTAGTCTGTTTTGCCTTCTGTGTAGTCTATCAATGAACCGCCAAAACCCTTATACAATCCTTTCTTCAGATAATCAGCAATAGCAAAATACAAGCCCTCAGGCAATGCATCTTCTGTAATGCCACCGTTGTAAATGCCATCAAGCAAAGCCTCTATTTGTTTGTCGGTGTATTTCATTAAATTTGCGGGGTGTCAGGCTCTAAGTTATATTCTTTTAAAAATTGAAATTGATTTGAATATCCGTCAACAACATTATTGAAATAAGAAATATCATTGCAGATATCTTCTAAATCACCTTCATATTTCTTTATACATCTTTCCACTTCATCTTTGTGCCTTTGCTTTGTTCGTAAAATATCCAAATAGTTTTTATACTCTTTGGTGACTTGATTTTTAAAATCTTCTGTTATCATATCATCAATGTTTATTACTATAAATCTGTTTCAACCTATTTTGCACCGCTTCATTTAGCTTAACCTTTGGCATTACAGGTAACGGCTCTGCCTTGTCTACTTTTATCCCTGTGCGCTCGGTAAAGTATTCCCAATCTGGTTGACCGCCCGCATCCTTTATAGTCTTAAATAAATTAGCTGTAATTTGATTGCTTTCATCTTCCCTACGCCTGAATTCTTCTACTTCTTCGTCGTTCTTAAATTCAAAATGCAGTCCCTGTGGTATCTTAATACCTAACCTTATTAACTTCGGTATCAGCGTATCATTTACTATGCTTTCTATATTGCGGCATAGCTTTATTTGCTTATCACGCAGTGCCCTGAATATAGGGCTATCTTCGCCTTGACTTGCTCCAAGCTTGCCCGCTGTACTATCTAACGCATCGGCATGACCGAGTATTACCTTACTAATATACTGTTGGCAACGTTTCTCTAAACTTTCATATCCTTTATATCCATTACCGCCTAATGCCGTTTCTAAAAACTCGATACTATCTTGCTCATCAATGATAGCCCAACCACTTGAACCCATCATGCGCAGGGCTTCTTCAAGTACTGCCCTTTCATCTTCGTTGGTTTTATTTGTCTTACCAACTCTAAACGGCTGCGCAAATAGCTCTACAAAATCCCCGTTAAAGCCTAATACATTGCGTAGGAATATCTCATATATAGCTACCTTATACAAAATGCCATATCCTACTGGACTTATAGCCGTTTCTGTTGGTGTTGATACCCATACATGCCAATCAGCATATGGTTCATCTAAGAAGCTAACGCCACTCAACGAATATACAAATGGTGATACCTGTAATCTATCAGGGCTAATATTTTGCCTCTTGATTATAGTTAGGTCGGGGAATTTATTATTTACTATATTTCCCAATGATATAAGCTGATAACCAAAGAAATCAGCATCAAGGGAATAATTAATAAACTTATAAAACCATTGTGTCTGGAAATACTTAGTCCATTCTTCGTTTTCCTTTCCTGTTGCATCACATACCTTAAAATCTTTTAGTAATACCAAGTCTTTATATCGCTCCATTGCTGCTGCCACATGCCCGTTGTTTGTAGTATCTAAAAACAACTGTTGCATACGCACCCTATGCGGATAGTATGCAAGCTCGGCTTCATTCAACGCATTACGCCATGATGCTACATCTTGCCTGATACGTTGCAACTGAACATTTGCAATATATCGGTTAAGGTTCTTGTCCGCTTGCATGCCCGTTTCACGTGGTGCGATACTTTGCGGAGCGTAGTCGGGAATTATATAGTTTGCTATTCTTTTTAAGATGTTAGCCATTAGTATCTATTTACATTTTTAATCTCACTCCCCCACCTGATACGATTACCCTGATTAGGTTGTATTCTCGGCATATCAAGTGTTATATCCCCGTTTGCCATTGATCTTAACTGTTCACGTGCCACATCGTAATTATCCATCCTTAGCTGTGGTATGTTTTGTGGTGCTATGCGGCTATGAAGGTAGTATAATACGATGTCAATCGTATAACCTAATATTTGTTGATTACGATTATCGCCTGCTGTCCAGTATGTTGTATTGGTAGGCAAAGTACCTGCGGGAATGCTATATGCGCCATTGTCTGTCCAGTATGTTGATGATTGAGGCTGACCTGATGGGAAAACATTCACCGCAGGCAATGCACTATAATTACCATACTGAAGAGCTGCCGCATGAGATATATTTGCTGTTGCTATTTTACATGTGTATTTATGCCCTTCATAATATACCATATCACCTACCGCATACTCACCATATAAATCAAACAAAGGTTTTGGGTATAACCCGTAGAACATAGCATATTGCGCACCTATCAAAGTCCAATGTGCTGCGTTCCATGCTTCAGCTACTGTTATTGCTGTTGTGCATTTATACACATTGCCCTGATATAATGATAGTGTGTTTAATGCGTATGTTGAAGATGCGCTATATGCTGTTGCATCCAGATAGATGCGATTAGTAGCGTAATATGTTGCTGCGTTGCTCCATTGTGATGTTGTGGTAAATTCATCATCGACAATATATTTTTGTGTTAGGTGTGATTTAACCTCCGCAATAGCCCTGTTTTCTGTTATTGCTCTTATGCCGTTATTGCTTGTTAACAACTGCGTTAACTGTGCCGATTGCACTTGCGGTAGGTAATCGTTTGTAATAAGATAGGACATACTGTGTAAAGATATTTATATTTCCTAATACAATAACATATATTTTAATAAATATGCTTATTATAGTTTTTGCCAGTTGTCGGGCGAATAATTGAGCCCCGCTGCCATGCACTAAACTCTGAACCGAATGCTGAACAAATCATATAGTCATTGCTGTCCGAACAATTATGCACAAGTATTCCATTTGCAAAATACTCATGTACATCCTGAACCATTATATCATAAACCTGCCTTTTGTTTTCTGTATACTCTTGCGTTAATCCTGTTTTTACATCTTGCTGAACAGTATTTTGCCTCTCTAGTTGAAACCGTTTCAAATCCTTTGCCGCATGCATTACAGTTTTGCTTTCTTCGCTTACTTTCCATGATTTTATGCATATGTTGTTTATGCCAATCCCTGCCAACTGAAGATTTATGCCATTCTTTAGCTTTTTCTCTTGCCTTATCGTTAAGTATTGATGTTTTATATTGTTTAACTTCGTCAGATAGTTCGTTATAATGCATTCTAAGGTGTTCAGAACCCTTGACGCATTCAAGATTTTCGATATTGTTGTTAAGCGGATTGCCATCAACGTGGTGAATATGATATCCTTTAGGTATTTCACCTTTGGTAATAGTCCATAAATATCTGTGATATCTTTCTTTTTTTCGTACCCCGTTAATTTTAACCCATCCCGAAAAATATACTTTATCGGAGCGTCTTGGACTATCTTGGTTTCTAACAAATCGGTATCCGTTAAATTCAATACATTCAATTTCTTGTTGCATATTTTATTTTCTTCAAATATACAAAAAGTATGCGAACCTATCAAATGCCCTATGTTTTTAAATCCTTGTTTTTTTGTCCAGAATTTATGGCCTGGGGTGCATGTTATTTTTTTATCCCCTATACTATACGTATTGACATTTTTATATCCATTATCAAAAACTTTTAATACTGGCTTATATCCCTGTCTGGTTAAAACCAAATCCCCTATTTGTATTTCGTCTATTCTTTTTCCTCCTGTCATTGTAGTTATCATTATTTCACCTACAAAACAATGTCCATATTTCTCATAGCTTACTCCTGTATCTTGGTTTTTAGTTTTGATTTTTGCTTTAGTGCCGTCACTTGCCATTTTCAAAAACATATAATCCGCTATTGTGTTAGTGCATTTATCACTTATCACAAAGTCTAATCCTTGAGCACGTTCGCTGAATACGGCATTAATAAACTGTCCTCTGGTATGTACTGGTGGTGCTACCTTCTGATATTTCATTTGAGGTCTAAACTCTGCCAATTCTTGTCCTATTATTCTAAAATCATTATACCCCTTTTCAGTTCTTGTATCTTCATGCAATCCCGCAGGGTCGCCATAAATAAATACCCCCGCTTGATGCCCCCTATATCTTTTACAAAATTCCCGACATGCGAGGTCGGTACGATTATTAGGCGTAGGTAAACATATCTCATCTATCTGCGTTGCTATCTTGCCTGTTATTTGCCAAATGCATATCGTTACGTACGGGTTTACGTTAAAGTCAAATGTAACATGTAGGACCATAGATGGGTTATATCTGCAATCGGCTTGTGGCAATACATTCCTTGCTCTATCAAATCCCGAATAAAAATTACCATCGGTAGTACGATTACCCCACATTCCCAATACATAAATAGTGTAATAGTATGGGTTAGTGCGCTGAAGGTCTAATAATTGCGCCTTAAAGCTATCAGGTAGCCACTTATTATCCTTGTAGGTGCTTTGGTGTACGGTATAGGATGTTTCAAACGTCTTGCCGTCTCCGATGTCTATTATTGCTTTGTCGCTAAATGTGCCGTCTGGTTTATCCTTAAAAAACCTTTGCCAGAACCAATGCTCTGTATAGTCCCCGTCTACTTCGGGGTTAATGGTAAATATTTCCTGTAAATATGATGCCTTTTGTGTACGTATTGATGTGGTTATCGTTATAAAATCTCCTTCGTCTGGTATTTCTTCCTCATACCATACTCCTGTGGGGTCTTTTATTGATTTTAGTTTCTTAGGCTCATCACCACCACGACAAATGAATTTATTACCGTTAATGCAGCGTATCTCTAATGGGCTGACGTTGAATATAAATAAGTCCTGCAACCCCCATTCATACACAATATCTTTAATAGTTTGAAACTGGCTATCCTTGATTGTGTTGTATGTTTTACGATACAGAATAAAACGAAAATAGGGTTCAGTCAAACATCTTTTGATAAGTTTCTTAGCTGAAAAAACAGATTTAGAGCTACCCCTACCCCCGTAACAAATCAAATATCTGTCCGTGTTTTTTATTAACGGTACAAATGATTCATTAATTAATTTATTCCATTCTGGTAATATTACTTTCATTATTCAGCATCATCAGGCTGTTCTACCGTTATAACGGTTGTGGTTTGATCAATGGTTTGTTTTGGCAATCCGTAGCCCCTGTTTAATAAAACTTCGGCAGCCCTAATATCTCCGCTTGCCGCTTTCTTCCTTAATGCCATTAATATAGCTTGAGCAGCTGTAATTCCGTCTTTCTCCTCACCTAAAACTTCGCTCATAAGCTTATCAAGCTCAGGTAATTTTCGAGGTCTGCCGTTGGGGTTTCCTGTTTCACCTTTCTTAAAAGGTCTTAATCCGTCTGTGTTTGGTTTAGGGTTTGCCATATCTTTGTAAATTCACTGTAAATATACATTATTCTAATCCGTTGAATGCCTTTAATGGATAAAACACCAAAGAGTTTCTGTAACCACCCGTAGCCGTAGGGACTATTGGCGTTACCCCGTGTACGTTTCTCCATGCAGGATATACTAGCATAGAATTATTGCAACTATCCATTGTTGCTCCGTAATCAGGACCCGTTGTATTTCCTCCTGTTGCATTTTGTTTTTCCAACATTTGTGGAAATTCCTGAATAGATTTTACGAGCTTCTGAAATTTATCATCCTTGATGACTCTTGGATTGCGTGGGTTAGGCTTAACCTGCGATGTTTTAACTGTTATCATATACTGCTAAATTAAATTATTTATTCAAAATTACCCAAAAAACACTGAAAGTTTCAAAAGTTTCATCAAAGTTTCAACTAAATACCTTCATAACTATTTGATTATGAGCAGATTATAACGAAAGTTTCAAAGTTTCACGATTTTCTAAAGAAAATGTAAAAACCTGCCTATATATTATACTATATAATAATAATAAGAATTTTAGTTTTCTATATAGTTTGAAACTTTGAAACTTTGCCATTTTTATGCCATGAAATGCGTTCCAGTAGCCTATATATAAAGTTTCAATAATATGAAACTTTATGAAACTATTGAAACTATGCACTAAGTATTTAATATATTTTCTCATATTCCCCACGTGATAGTTGCTTAAATAAAGATTGTTTCCCTGATATATTCCTTGTAATCCAAGTCTTAATAGTGCTTGATTTAATTTTTAATTCTTCAGCAATTTCAGTAGCTACTTTTGTGCTAAACATTTCAGGCAATTGGCTGTAAAGTGTTTTATATGGTTCTTGTAATTTATCGGCAGGACTATCAGGCGTTAGAAATTTAGTGACTTTATTCATCATTCCTAAATAATATTCTGTTAATCGTATCGCCCGTTCCATGCTTACATGGGTTATCTCATCTTGTCTATTTAGCCTGTCATTCATAGCCTGAATAAGAACGGCAAAGCGTAGGCAATAGTTCTGATATTTGGCTATTATGCCCTTAACGTGGTCTGATATAGCCTGGTTGTATTTTTTGTTCTTGTAATTAAACCATTCACCGTACAGGGCGTTTGCTTCAGGGGTAAGCCTGTATATTTTTTCATCCTGTTCTCGGATAATAAAATAGTCATTAAACACTATATTATAATCTCTTATAACTTCTTTAGGTATTTCATAGGCCATCCAATCTGATTTTTGCTCAGGCTCAGGATATGCAAATAGAAACCTTTGATAGAAGCCGTTATATTCATTAGCTCCCTTGCTAAACATATCAAGCAATCCGCCCTGAATACCGCCTACAATGTTACAGAATGGCTTATCTACTTTGTTAGCCTCACGAGTGATACGTTGTAACATCACGCTGTCGCCGCTCCATAGTTCTAACCATTTCTGTATTTCATCCCCTGACTTGTACTGGTCAATACGGTTAATAAACCCCGATAGTTCATCGGCATAAATACATGAACCTAAAGGGTTATCGGATAGTATTTTGATAACCATTTCGATGGTGCTATCTTTAATTATCAGCTGCGTTAGTTTGGGTTCTTTAGGTGGTTCTGTCTGTTTCTTATCCTTATCATATAAAGCCTTCAAGCTGTTATATTCATTCTTGCGTTCTGCGTAATGCTTATAAAGCATATTGTCTATATTCTTGACCGCTTCAAATGCCGCTTTCATTGCAGGGGATTTACCGCCACCAGAAGGAGCTACAACAGCCATATATAATACAGGCTTAACAACATAACTATTCATTGTTACCAATGTAATACTATTGCCTAGCGCAGTTGATACAGCCGATAACATGAAATTAGCTGTGTATTCATGCTGTATGCGATGAGCAAATATATAGTTCTGTAATTCTTCAGGGAATATATCATAAGGAAATTTAAGCCTATCAGGATGTATTAACGATTGCTGTGTAACGGGCTGTTGAATGGATAACTCAACGCCTGCGCTATCGCATATCATTTGTATCTCTTCAATAGTAGCAGTCCAGTCTTTATCGTTCTTGTAAAATATAATCTTTGAAGGTGACAGGCTCCATGTGTTATCTCCTGACTTTGCGCTGTCGTGCCACGTGGGAAATTTACTAAATGAAGCTGAAAATATTAACAATCGCTTACTTTTGGCGTATGCTTTGCCTTCTCGTTCAATAGTGTAATTAAAATATGCTTTTGCGCTATATTCTGCCGTGCTGCCTTTGCGAAGGAATGGGATGTATGATTTTTTATTGTACCGTCTATTATTTGATACCCGATATAAATCTATACTGTTCAATAATGTTTCAAAAACATCATCAGTACAAGAATAATCAAATTGAAGGCATATATTTTCATATTCCGTAGGGTAATCGGTTATAGCTACTTTAGATTGCCCAAAAGATAACGACTGATATTCATTGAAATATGCGGCAGTTGTTATCATCAATTCGTATTCTTCATGCGTTAGTTCTTCGATGTCATTAAAGTCGTTATGTATAAGCTCATAATCAGGCGTTGGATTGCAAAATGATAATAACCCACCAGTATAAACGCTGATAACTTCTTCGCCCTTATCGTTCCTTGCGCATGGTATTTTATGGTCAAGTTTAGAATACTTTATATATACGTGATAACCTGCCGAACGAGTGCGCTCGATGCATATTTTACTAAGTATCTTGTCATTTGTAGATTGAATGATATTTAACCAATCTTGAAATACTGATTTTTTATCGGTATTCTTTAAATCAAAATCAAACATCCCGTAAGGCGGCATTAATTTTATAGCTACACCTGTAGCCTCACCCCATTGACTAAGCCATTGATTAATAAATTCGGGCGATGGTACGCCTTCTGTTATATCGCCATGCTTGGGATATTCGGTGGCTTGTTTCAGATTAGCATCCCACTTTACGGGGATAGCGGCAAGTCCGAGTTTGTGGAAATCTAAGTACGTCTGTAATGTGATAGCCATTAGCGATAAAGGTTGTTAAGTTCATAAATACGGTTTTTAATGGCTTCACGCTGTCTGTTGTTAAGCGATTGCATATTATCATGCGCCCATTGCAAATAACCCTTATCGTCTATTCTTTCAATTTCTATACCCTTGTATTTCCCGACATACATCTTTGGAGCTTCGGTTGGAATGTTTTTAATAAATGAGCCACAATCATTGCAGAACGCACAGGTGTTATTGGCTTTCTTTTCTGTTCGGAAGTTGTCGATGCATCCGCATTGTTTACATACTATCATTGTAATGGTTTTGCCCAAACAACATCAAAGGCGATTGATGCTGTTCGGGCTAAAAGTTAAAAAATCGTTTCAATAAACAATATCGCCTTATTGTTTATCTTGTAATTGTATCGTAAAGTACAAAAAATTCTTCAGGATTGGAAATAAATTCATATATCCCCCCTGCGTTTCTTACTTTATTTTGCATTTCAAGCTGTTCTGGCCTAGGTCTGTCGCTGCCCACTTTTATCTCAATAGATACCGATTTGCCTGCAATGGTAGCCATGATGTCGGCTGTGCCTTTGGCTGTTGTACCTGGTATCCATTTCTTTTTACTAAGCAACACACCTGATGCCGTGCGCTCTGTACCGTCTATAAGCCTGCCCATGCTGTTAACCCTTGTAGCTATATATCCGCTCCAGTTGATGTAGTTAACTATGAAAGTAGTCAATCCGTTAGCTGTTGCAATGCGTGGATATTTAGGCTTGCAATAGTGTCCATCTTTATATGCTAATGGATATACACGTTGAAAGTTAGCATGATGCGCCGCTTCATATCGTTCTTTTACAGTCATTAGAACGGCATATCATTTGGTACGTCATTAGTCACAGCCTGCGGTGCCTGCGGTGCTTGCTGTGCTTGGATTATTGCAATACAAAGATACCAAGCTGTGGCGTTAGTGTACCATTTACCGTTATATTCTCGGCTTTCAAGGTTGAACTTAATCTCCACGGTTGAACCAATGGCAACGCCATCTAGTTTACCGCACTTATCATTGGTAAACTGCATAGCGATGTTTTTTGCAAATGCGCCGTCTTGCACTTCTATTACAAACGTGCGTTTGCTAAATTTTTCAGATACTACTTCTACATCTCCGATGTGTGTAATCTTTCCTGTTACTTGTAAACTCATTGTTATTGGTTTTTGATTGTTATAAATATTTATTAACCGTATCCGCTACGGGTGTAAATTCATTTTGTGTGATGTTATTCGATATATCTTCAGTATGTAAATCAAATAACTTATACTGATTTTTATCTAACTCTACGCCCTGAATATTCTTACAGGCTACATCATAGTAACTCTCTTTTAATTCAGTTCCTATCGCCTTTCTATTCATCTTTATAGCCTGATATAATTCGCTACCAACACCAGCAAATGGGGTGAATACCGTATCTCCTTCATTACTCCACAATGTAATACATCGTTCAATGGTATCTAACTGCAAAGGGCATATATGCTTCTCGTCTTTATCACCACGCCCATCACGCCCGTTTAAGGTCTTACCATAGTCAATATCATACCATACTGGGGAGGCGTATTTTTGCCATGTATCTACATCTATACCACATTTTACAGGGTGTTCGTGTTCGCCATCTTTACGGAATACTAAAACATAATCAGGCAGTCCAACCCTTGACATGGCAGCATCTTTTTTAACTTGCTTATGTAGTAATCCTAATGCTTTAGTGCGTTGCATTTCTACTACTGGATTTTTCCATATAGTAACACGGCTATGATAAATAAAACCTGCACTTTCAAATGCCTCACGTATCATGTTAGAAAAATCCCGTAGCCCGATATATCCTTCTTTACCTTTCTGTATTGGCAAATCCATACAATGTACTGCTACATTTCTACCACTCCACATAATACGGTATAGTTCTTTTACAAGGTGCTTAAAAGCAAATAAGAACTCATTATAATCCTTACTATTACCCATGTCCGCAAGTTCATCAGAATAGGTGTATAGCTCGGCAAATGGAGGGCTAAATACAGATAGCCCTACACTATTATCAGGTATCTTACTTATCAATTGCACACAATCCCCACGCATAAGCCATGCGTTATCTGTTTTTAATTCCTGATAGCCTGTATCTATTTTTACGGTTGCTGTAAATTGTTCATTCATAGATTGCTGCATAGATTTTTGCATAACATCAAATTGTTTCTGCTTGTTATTAATGGAATTGATTACGTTCTGCATGGTATCGGTTGTAATGAGATATATATTAACCTCATTCTTTTGCCCGAAGCGATAACTACGCCTTATGGATTGATACAAAGCCTCAAAGCTGAAATCAAGGCTTGCAAATACCTGATTATGGCAATTCTGATAATTCAACCCAAACTGAGCAATCTTTGACTTTGTTATTAGTACTCTAAATTCATTATTAGCAAATCCTAATAGCTTAGACTTTTTATATTCGGGGGTGTCATTACCTTTTACCTCAATAGCATCAGGTATTAACCGTTTCAGTTCTTCGCCTTCCTCATTCTGCTTTACCCATATGATAAAGTTTTCTTTGCTTGCATTAACTATTTTAGCTACCTCTGATAACCGTTCTACTTTAGTAATGCGCAGTTCCTGATTAAAGTTTGTAGCCGAAATAGCTACGTTATTAAATAACTCCCCGTTATCACGCTTAGCTGTAATTATAGGCTTCTCTATATAGTTAAGGCTTGGTAGGTTGTACCCTTCATCTGCAAATCCAATATCAGAAGGTTTTGATAGCATGATAGCCCAACTACTCACCCATTGCCAAAATATCTTTTCACTATGCCCTTTTAATCTCCATTTAGCCGTTTCGCCCCCGTCATGTACAAAGTACATAGCTAACATTTCATTGCGGCTAATGATGTTTAAAAATTCCGCATGATTACCTAACTCCATAGCATCATTAGGGCTTGGTGTTGCTGTACAAGCTAACTTATACGGGGTATCTTTAAAACTTTCTATTATTAGTTCTTTAGTAGCCCCTTCAAAGTTCTTTAGTATGCTGCTTTCGTCTAAAACAATCCCTGCGAAATCATCACAATTAATATTATCTAATTGCTCATAGTTGGTAATGTATATAGCTGATGGTGTTTCGTGCATAGCATACATTTCAGGTAATAACTCTATTACTTCAATACCAAACTTTTTACCCTCTTGTATGGTTTGCCCTGATACTGCTAATGGTGCTAATATCAATACGGGTTTATCAGTATGCTTTACAACCTCGTTAGCCCATGATAGCTGCATTAATGTTTTACCTAAGCCACAATCAGCGAATATGGCATACCTACCTTTTTTAAGTGCTTTGCGTACTATGTATTCCTGAAACGGGAATAGGTTAGTATTTAATTCACCTACGGTAAACCCACTATCTATCATGCGTTGTTTCTTACTCTCTAAAAATTGCAAATAATCGTTCATATTTTAGTTTGATTTTTGGATTAAATTGTTTATTATTCTTGCATACCTTTCATCGGTTGCTATCATACTTTCAATAGTATTCAACCCATGAATAATAGTCGTATGGTCATATTTGCCGTATATGTTGCCTAAATTACGAAGGGTAACAAGGTAGTGCTTTTTTAATAAATACCAAATACAATAACGAACCAATACTAAATCCCTGCGCCTGCTTTTAGTATGTAGTTCTATTGGCTGTATTCTAAACTCCATACAAATAACATTCTCTATATGCTTCAGATATTCATTCATAGGCATTATTTCGGCAGTCTTAGATATAGGTTGGTCAATACGTGATTGAAGCCTGTTAATGACTGTTTGCTGCCTGCGTACTGTAGTTTGTAAATCGGATATTTGATTGATAAGAAATTGCACCCTTTCCGACTGTTTTTCTATTGTTTCAACTCCCTTAGCTTTCAAAGCATCTTCAAACCCTGCTATATAGGTAGAAGGGCTAGTGAATGAATTTGCTTTACGTTGTATATCTTGCTGTGTCATTATCCTATATGCTTTAATAATGACTTGATTACTTCAACCGCAGCATTAATACGCTCTGATAATTCTTTACAATATTCCTCATCCTTAGCGATATATAACACAGCCATCCTATGTCGTGGCTCAACCGCTCTGGGGTCGTAAGATACCAGTTTAGCTTCTGTCTTATTGGCGCACATCATATTGAACTGTACCTGTGCGTAATATTCAGGATATTCGGCTTGTATGTATTCGGGGTTTGATTGGTTGATAAGAAATCCAATATGATTGCTACTGTTGAATGGGCATTTAATTTCTATGACGCCATTGTCATATAACCCGTCAGGTGATGCTCCGCTATATTCATTGTATTCGTTAAATACAAAGTTCAGTTTGCCGTAATAATCAAAATCATGATAGTGCATTTTAAACCATTCCGCAGCGTCATATTCGTTCTCATTGCCCCATTCCATTGCCCTATTGGTTATTGACTGTGTTGGCTCACCTGTTATTATTTCAGCTACCTTCTCCTCAATATATGTAATGGCTGTATTCCCGAATATTTGCCCTTTGGTGCGTGATTTAATCATTAGCTTGTATATGCTCGAAGCTGTGAACATTCCGAGCCTACTTACTTGTTGCTTCTGTTCCATATTTTGATTTTAATTTTTCGTTAATAGACTGCTTTAGTTCATTGTCATAAGCGGGAGTAAATGCCATTGTATCCTTACGGTTTAAGTCACGCCCAAACAACTTACCTAAATGATCGGCAGCGTCTTTAATGGCGTAAGATTTAGCGGCAGGTACAGCCATCATTACAGCGTTATTGTTGATAGCCCCTAAGTCCGCAGGAGATGCGCCTGATTTTGTTTGTATTTGCATAGCTCCCACACCGTCATGGTAGCTCCATTCGCCATTGGTTGGGTTCTTATAATGCAGCCTGATATGACAAGATACAGCGTTAAACAGCTGTTTAACATCTAATACCTCTACTCTCCATTCTTGAAATATACGTGTTAATAACATCTCTACCTTATCAATAGGGATGTAGCTCGTATTCCCTGCGTATTTGTTGGTTTTTACCCATGCGGCAGGCGGTTCTTGATTTAGCAAATAGTTTAACTGGTCGTTTTTAAAAGCCTGCTCTATATTTGTGTTCAAGTCTGCTAATGTTGGTAAATTATTATTGCTCATCGGGAGTAGTGTTAATGGTTAGTAATATTTCAGATTTAGTATAAAATCCTGCGTTGTGAATAATTCGTGCGCATTCAACCGCTTTTTCCTCTGAATGGAACGTATCTACTATGCTGTTATCAACCCATACATAATATTTAGGTACAGCATCTGAGAACTTCTGATACTTTTCGATTTTGATTATCATATTATTTAGTTTTTAGTTGTTGTTCAAGTTCTCTTTGCTTCCACGCAAGGTGGCTATTGAGTATCATCAGCGATGTTTGTACATAGCTATATTCAAATTGATTAGTCAAATAAGATTTAATACATGCCCTGCAATGCAATAGGTCTATCATTGTACGGCTGCTTTCAATTTCCCGTATCATCATGTTTTGCCTACGTGTTATCTCTACCATAATCATATCGTGTGCTGTCATGTCGTTAACGCCTGCTTTATCGGCTATTATTTTCCAAATTAACAATAGTTTATCCCGCATTGTTTAAGATATTTTGTTCTTCATTAACAATATTAGCCATTGCCGCCATATTGTGCAAATCGGATATCATTTTACTAATACTTGGATTGCTGTTTTCAGTAATCACAGGGATTGCTTTTAATAAACATTCAACTACTGTCTGATTGAATGATAGCTGCCATTGTAGCTGTTCGGTTGTTGGTTGTTTCATTTTGTTTATATTTTGATTGTTAATTGATAAGGCAAAAATAAAAAACTATTTTGAATAAAAAAACTTTTTTTATTTTTTTTTTTCTGATTTTTTTTATTTATTTTTGCTAAAACTTATAAAAATGGATATTACAAAGACAGTATTTAGCGTTAACGCTATATTTAAGAAAATGAAGGGCGTAAAAAAGCATAGGTTATATATGTTTGCCAAGGGTGCGGATACGCTGACTAAAGACGAGCTCAAGCAATTTAACAATATTGTTGATAGCGAATACAAACATTTAAAACAACACCTTAATGGTAAGAAAGGGATATAATTGTGTATTAAACACTACGGTATATCACCCTGAAACGGATGAGCCATCAAAAGTAGAAATCACTTTTAATTGGACATATGATTATAGGGATAATGATTTTTATGTTGAAATTGTAAATATGGTTTCCGATAAATATTGGATTGACGAGGGTATTTGCACAAATGCCGTATATAAAAGGATAGCGGATATTTTATAACAACTTAAACAAGTATAACAATGAAAGCAAGGTCAATAGGACAAATATGCTTACAGGTGGGTTTGGGTGTGTTGTTTGCAAGAGTTACAACTATGCCAATAGCGATATTATGTAGCATGTTAATCACAATCGGAATAACAATATTAACATCTAAATCCAACTAAATGAAAAAGACAATACTAATACTGATAGCGTGTGTGGCGATGGGGTGTGGGGAGTGTAGGAATGATGGGTTTATTATAG